ACGATAACTTATAAGCAAAAAAGGAGGTTTCAGGATGACAAAAATTAAGGTGGGCGAGATGATTAACTCGCTTGTGCAAGAGGTTGACGCCATTGATGCAACAGATGTGGCACAGGGCATCAAAACGAAAAAGAACAAAGCGGCCGTTAACCGCTTTAAAAATGCCCTGTTCAACGATAAACGAAAGTACCGGGGTGCGGGCTTAAAAAAGCGCGTGACAGCAAACACGTACAACCACTATTTAAGCCGCGCACGGGAACGCTTTGATGACCGGTTGCACCATAATTTTGAACGGAATGTTACCCGCATGGCTGAAAGCTATCCTATGTATGCCAGCGAGCTGAATGACTGGCTGACGCTGGGTGCTGCGGATATCCGTAAACGCTGTAAGAATTTGATCGCACGGCTGAAGGAAATAATGCCGCTGGCTGAAGAATTGAGCACGGCAAAGCTTGGCACGAAGGGCGCGGAAAAAGTGGTCATCCGGCTGGCTAACAAATATCCGGCATGGAAATTTGCGCTTTCGGACCTGAATTCGCCGGAGTGGAAAGGCGCACGTGACCAGCTCTACAAGTACTTTCAGCAAGGCGATAAATTACTGAATGATTTGATATGCCTGAAAATTAACCATGAAGTAATGTATGCATTAACGTTGAGCCAGGCTGAACGCATATCAATACAAAAGCGCTGGGGTGACGTGCTTGATGAGAAAAAACGCAACACCGTACTGATTGATTACCCCGTTTACATGCAGGCAGTAACAGACATTCTGACCGCACCAGACAACCGTTTTGATTTGACCTACCGCACCGGGATGGCTCCCCTGGCTTTTGCGCTGGCGGCGGTATCTGGACGCCGTATGATAGAGATCATGCGACTGGGCCAGTTTGAGGCAGCAGGGAAATATACGGTTCGCTTTACGGGTCAGGCTAAGAAGCGAAGCGAAGACGACGAACCCCGAATCATTTACACCTTATGCGACAGCTCCATTTTTATTAACCGGCTAAATACCTTACGCAGCTGTCCGGCCGCCGCCGATTTTGATGAAGTTATCGCAGGATATGGCCCAAATGACACACGGTCAGAAAATGGCCGGATTTCTACATTGTTAGGGAATTCATTTAACGCCTGGGTGAAGCGATTTTTTAACGATGATCGCCGCGTGTTCAAGGATAGCCGCGCTATATACGCCCGTATTGCTTATGAATCATGGTTCCGCGTTGATCCCCGCTGGACGAACGTCGATGAAGATGTGTTTTTCTCCGAAATTCTGGGGCATGACGACGAAGGGACACAGCTGCACTACAAGCAATTTAAGCTTCATAACTTCTCACGAAGCTGGAAACCGGAGACAGGCGAAGAAAATTCCAGGCTGGCCGCGCTTTATCAGATAGATGACACCATGCCGGGGCTGGCTCGCGGTAACGCTGCTGTTAGGTTACACGAGGAAGTTAAACGCATCATTGAGGCTGAGCCTTTTGCTGTTATCACCAGCTCGACCCTGCGCCCTTTAGGGTTTAACACCAAATTGATCCAACGCTATTTAGAAGCGGCCTCCGATGCTTTAGGCCAAAAAGTAGGCGAAAACGGGCGGCTTCAGCTCGATGAGAAAACTTGCCCAATCGTTTTGGACAATGAAAGGTTTTCTGAAGAACTGAGCGATGATAACGGGGGAGAAGAAGACGAAACTGATATTGATGACGATGAATTAGAGATTGATGACGATGAGCGGGAAAGCGATAAAAGTTCTCCGGTAGCGCCAGCCAAGCGCCCTCGTTTTGATGCTCCCCGTCATAACTCAGATGGGCAATGGATCATTAGCTATGAGTTTGACAACCAGCGCTTTTCATGGACTGGACACGCAGAAAACATACGCGAAGCAATGCTTAAGGCTTGGGAGGCTTACCACTAATGGTCTATAGACGCGGCTGGGTTCCGGTACTCTATCGTTCAGAACTGGAAAAAAGATTGAAAGAACATGGCTTTGAAAACTGGGAAGAAATTACGCGTTTTCTATGCGGCAGGGATAATTATGTTGATCCTGACGGATTTGATTATCAGGTCGTAGACCAGACAGTATGGAGAAAAAAACGGGACGCAACGTTTTTACAGCGCATTAACCGACTTTGGTTTATTCCCCTTTGGGTGCTGACCATGCCTTTTCAGTGGCTTTTCAGGGGACGAACAGGTTTTTCAACCACATCAAAAATTGGCAAACTCTGTCAGAGAATTACCGGGCTTGAGTGAAATGACCGATTGTGACCACGGTCACACCCCCTGATTACAACATTCCGGGGCTTACGCCCCGGTCGCGCGTATGTCGTTCAGAACATGCGTTATCACTCCAAAGCAAAGCCCGTCATCCTCTTCAGCTAACTCGCTTTCATTGAGCTGGATACGCCGTTCCGGGTGATCCAGTTCTTCCAGGTGAACACGGGGAACGGTACGATAACGAACGATACGAAAATCGCCGTTGATCCGTGCGGCAATAATACTTCCATCCCCCGGCGTCAGCGCCTTGTTTACAACCAACACGGCCCCTTCCTTTATTCCTTCCCGACGGGAAAGCGCCGCCGCTTTAAAAAAGTAGATGGACGGGCCACGGGTATTACACAGCGCGTCAAGAGAAAGCCTGCTTTCTTCATAATCTGTAGCCGGAGACGGGAATCCCATAAATTTTACCCTTTATTATCACTGTTTATTTATACAGTATAATCGGCGTTGGAAATAAAGCGAAGCGGTAGCAACTGAGAAAAATGCATCTGACTGAAGAAACGGGGAAAATAAAAAAAGGCTACGGGGTAGCCTTAATTTTCATAAATGTTTCGCTAAGTTATTATTTACGGTCTTTTTTATCTGCAATCAGTGAGGTCAGGCCATAACCGACCATCCCCAGCAGAATGACGATAGCGGGGACAACAACGCGCATCACCCCCTGATTCATCACGGCCGTCATGAAAATACCAATAACGGCAGCGGTCAGCACCAGCGAACCGGAAATTTCCGCTAATACCTTGCGCATTAGCCTAAGAATTTTCGATAGCATTGATTAATTCCTTTGATTTTTCAGGATTTTTACGCAATGTTTCGCTTAATTCAATGTATTGTTTCAGGGGTTCTTTGAACAAAAAATACAGCATATCGTAATCATTAACGCGCAGTTTTCGCCACAGTTCAGGGTTAGACAAGGCGAGGTCGCGTGATGCCTGGCAGGCACGGGAAACAACCCCCTGAGCAACAATGCCCCCGGTCATCATCCCTGTCAGGCTGCGCATAGCCAGCCGGGACATCATCGAGAGCATAACCCCGCTAATTACCCGTGTTCCCAGAAAAGAAGACAATGCCAGCTGGGTAATGGTTCGACTGCCAACGGAGGCCGCCGCACCGGTCAGCTTTTCATAAAGTTTGTTCAGGGCGGGTTCGGGCAGGTTCTTTAGCGCATCATCAATGATGATTTGCGCCGTTTTCGCTAACTCATGGCGGTTCCTGAAAACCCGGCCGATGACGCGGACGACGCGAGCATCATCATTCATATTCCGCCGCTGTACGCGGTGTCCGCCGTCTGAAAGATTCAGATCCTGAAAAGTACGTTCAATGCCCAGATAAAAATCCACCGGCACCGACAGAACACCGGACATCACGGACTGTGCAAGCATGGTTCCGTTCATCTTCCCTTCTCCTTTTCCGTGTAAAACGTGATCCAGATGTTTTGGATCGGCATCATGAGGCGCCCGCTGTCAGCGCTTCAGTTCATCATACTCCCTGATTTCAGTGCTTCAATCATCCCGTTGCCTGCTGGCGGTTCACGTTACACAAGCTAACCAGAAAAAAACAGCTCTGGCCTTAGCTGGCGCGGCCTACCGGGTGATCCAGATTTTAGATCTGTATATATATAACAGTAAAAATCTGGATCACCCTTTTGCCCCTGCTAAACGGCCTGTAGCCGCTTCAGTTCGTTGTAAACGCCTGTCGCAAGGCTTCCCATGTTTTCGGCCAGATAAAGCCCGGAGAGCGTCGCACGGATAAGTTTAAGCGGCATCGCGGCCAGCTGGGCCAGTTCTGTTACGGTGAGGACATCCCGCACCCAGCTGAACGGAACCGGGGTATCGGTCACCGCCTCTTCAATCGCTTCAAGCCCCGTCAGCGCTGGGCTGAGAGGTGATCCAGATTTTAGATCTGTATATATAGAAGTATAAAAATCTAGATCACCCTCTGCCGGGGTAATTTGCGGCTGTTTCTGTTCAAAGAATGTCTGACCGTCTTCAGCACGAAGGGTGAGAATTTCAGAAACAAAATTGCGTGACCGTTCAGATACTGACCAGATGTAATTAAGCCCTTCAGAACGCGCTCCACGGCGTTTTACGGCTTCGAGGCCCACTGCCTCACAAATCTGTTTAAACACGGCGGCAGGCTGCTTAGGCTTCGATTTTGCCGCTATAAAGCCACCAAACCGCAATACGTTATTGTATTTGTGACGCATCTCAGGAGCCATCAGCTGATCCATTGCCTCTTTTATCGCCGGGTTGGTTGTTTCACCCTCGCCCGTGTCCGGGTTGATTCCGCAGGTTTCAAAGAACTGACGCAGAGCCATACGGTGAACGGCGGCAAAGGTCCGCTGAGGAGCCTCGACGAGGGGAACGGCTTTCGGTTTTGGCCGCTTCACGCCGGGTTGCAGACGGGTAAACTGTTCATCGGCCTGTTCCTGGCTGATTGCCAGAATATTGACATATTCAGAACGGCCGGCACGCGTAAACTGGTAGGTAAAACTAATCAGCGCCTGCTCACGGTCGATCCTTGCGGCGGTCATGGCGTCCATTCTCATCAGTTCAGCGAGTGACAGCTTTTTCCGGCCACCGTCCATCAGAAACTTAAGCGAATCCTCATTCACTTCCTGTTTGAGTTCGTGAACGATTTCCCAGCGCGTAAGCTGGGCCGCCTCTTCAGCTGAAAGGGAGCGCTTGGCTAACAGTTCGTCGCGCTGATTTTCGTCAGGCGTTTCGACTTCAAGATGACGTTCAAGGGTAAGATCCCAGTTTTTTTCCTTCGCATCCTTGCGGATACTCTTTCCCAAAGCGCTGAAATCGGCATTCTCCGCCAGCTGTTCGACGTCATAGCCATCAGCAAACAGGATGCAGATGAGATTATTGGCAAATTCTTTGCGGGCGGTGGCTTCCATTGCGGCGACTTTCATTTTGAGCCTGGCATAAGGCGTATCAGCAAGGCCCAGCCGGATTTCGTTACCATCAATGCGGGCATCAGTGAATTCGTTGTTGAGAAAAGCCGTTTCAATCATCGCCTGAACCACGCCCTGCCGGATGTTATCGGCGTTTTCTTCACGACAGCCCGGCAGTTGAGAAAACCCAATGAGGAATTCCGTTGCGGTACGGTCACGGCGTAACATCTGAATGGCATCAGAAGGGACAACCTGCCCGCAAAACATGCCGAAATGGCGGGTAAAATGCGGGGTTTCAATCGACACGCCGGATGAAATAGCCGGACTGTAAATCAGCCCGTCATAAAGCTGCGCTTTCTGATTAGGCGCATCGGTAAACGCAACAACATCAGGCTCCGGCTTTGTGTCCTGACTGACGTAAAGCCAGCGTTTTTCCGGCCACTGCTCGCGAAGTTTAAGCAACATCTGTTCAGCAAACGCGGTCGAATCCGTCGCCATCAGGAATTTTTCGCCCGCCTGCACGGCCTTAATCATTTCAATCACGATGCGATCTTTATCGGTATAAAGAACCCGGCGTTTTTGCGGTTGTGCTTCAGGTTCCGGGCGGAAAGTAACGTCAACCGGGAGTTCAATTACATGGATCTGTGTCCAGCCGGTAAGGCCCAGCTTTTCACGATGAGCAAGCACCAGCTCGCAAAAATCGACAAGAATATCGCTGGCGTCAGCATCAACCAGAATCGCGTTTTCTTCAGTACGTGCAACCGCATCGATCAGCTTGTTAAAAACCGTGGTCGGGTTTTCCATCGCACGGCCGGAGAGGATAGCCCTCAGTCCCTGCGTCGCTTCATCCAGGCCAAAGAAATCGTGATTGGCCATAATCGGTTTCCAGCACCCTTTAGAGATTGAATTAACACAAATCGTCAGCTTGCTGGCATAGGGGGCCATATCCTGATAGCCGGGATCCTGATAATGCAGAATGTCATATGATCCGCGTTTGTTATCATCATCACGGGTCATCATGTCCCACAGGCCGCCAATCAGGCTTACACGGTGGGCAACAGAAATACCGCGTGTCGCCTCGTGCATCATTGGACGTAAAACGAACTTGGATTTACCACTCCCCATACCGGCGCGGAAAATAACAGGCCCGCTAAGGCTTTGAATATGGGTCAGGATTTCAGGGGTGACGTGGGGCGTGTCAAAGCGCCTGTAGGTGATGTGGTCGGGACGCAATGCCGGATCGGTGATCCGGGGGCTGAAGGAGCGGAAGCCCTGGGCTTTCGCGCATTTCTGCGCAAACTCGCGCTTAACTTTACTTTTAACGTTTTCCAGCAGGGCCGGATCGGCGTTGATTGCTTCCATCTTGTCAGCAATGATTTTAATCAGCCTGCTTGGCGATTTTCCAGAGGGACAGGATTTCATACCGGTATCAACGCAGCGCATCAACTGCCCGGAGAATTTTTTGTTATCGCTGGCGTTATTCTCACGGCGCGGCATCAGTGCAAGCTTCATCAGTTCCGCGTCCAGATCGTTAGCAGAACTAAAATTGTTCGCTTTGCTGGAAAGCTGGGATAAGACTTCACCCTCGCCCTGTGAAACGTGCAGATCGTTAAAATCACTCATTTCAGCCTGAATTTCTTCAGCGGTAAATAAAGGGCGTCTACAGGTGATTCGCGGGAACTGACGCAGAATTTCTAAGGCATACAGCAGGCCGGTATTGCCTTTCCCCTGCCGTGCGCTGTATTCGTCATTATCGGGAGCAAGCCAGACTTTGACCGCTTCATAACAGTTAACCAGCTGTTCAACTACGGGTTTCATGTTGTTGGCTGATACCGCAACAATCACGGCATCAAATTTACCCGAAAGAAAGACCGATGCCCCGGTCGCGAAACCTTCAACAACGCAGACGCGGCGGGCATTACGCAGGCATCCGATAACGTGGCATGCACCCGGATATTCCAGGCCCTTAACAGCGGCGGTCTGGAATTTACTTCCGTCTGCATAAATGCGCTGCCAGCTTACAATCTGTCCGTTGTAGCGCCCGTCAAGGTGTGTAAGAGGGACGGCTAAAATAGTTTCGCTTTTTGCGGTGCGGGCGCGATTCCATACCTGCATACGGCGTACATCACAGGCGGCGAAAACCCGGCTGATAAGCTTGCGTTGAGCATACGGGAAAGTCCCGTCTTCACGGGGCGAATTATCAAAATCATGAGAAAACTCGCGGCGATCTTCTTCCGCCCTGCGTTCAGCCTGTTCCTGTTTTCGGGCGTTACGGGCGTTTTCTTCTTCCCGTTCAGCCTTACGCGCCAGCATTCGGGCGTGAATTTCAGCCTGTCTGCGTTCCTGGCTGGCTGATACCGCTATCGCATTACCGGCCTTCTCTCTGTGAGCCTTGTACTTTTCCCACAGGAAATTAAGCCCGCTCCAGACGCCGCCATCTGAACCCTTACGAACAAAGTTGATAAACGGGACGGTAAGACCGTCCTCAACCTGTACGCGGGAAAAAATATCGGCAGAGCCTTTTTTAGTGCCGGGTAGCGTTGTCGGAAACCTTCCGGCATAGCGGCGGAACTTGGAGTCTTTACCCGTAGAGTTAACCAGCACAACGCTGTTAACGTTATCATGCCAGCTTATCCCGGCATCGTGGGCAAGGTCAGAGAGAACGTCAGCGGCTTCGCGCATGAGTTCATAGGGGTCGGAATTGAACTCCGACTGATAGAAATCCTTTATCGACATTTTTTAACCAGATTGTATGCGCGCAAACTTGCGCACAGGGTCCGGTTTTGGCTACAATGACACTTGGTGTTAGTAGTCATTGTCTGGGGCCAAAACCAGTCAAATGAATCAGTGAAAGAACCCGGTCGGCAAAACCGGGTTTTTTTTCGCCCGGAGATCGGTATTCGTTCAAAGATTCGCCAAATTAAAGACGGTTTTGCACGTCGTTATTACCGGCAAAATAATAACGACGGAAAGCCGACTTTACAAACACGGAAAGCATGTTTGTCAGATAATTTTTGCTGCCCAGGCTTTAACCACACCCACGACAGTATGTAGATACGTTACATCCTTCTTTTCCATCACGATACGATTGTTTAATTCAGTGATAGAGTTGAACACATAACCATCAATCATTTCAGTGATCAAAGTTAAAACAGCGATAAAGTTATCATCACGCGGCAGTTTTACCAAATGTTGCTCGCCGGTGATCGGCTTTTGATCGGGGTCAACGATGATAAAATCGCCTACCTGATAAGCGAGCGTTTCCCGGTTATCGGTGATACGCAACGCGTAAAGACGCCTGTCCGGCCGCGTGGGCAGGTTTACATATTCCTGCCCTTCTCCTTCCTGAAATCCATTCTTAAGAAAGTCATCACTTGGCCCCGTCAGCGTTGTTCCCACAATCGGGATCCCGTATTCAGACGTCGCGTCTTTTCCTGTTAAAACCCATTCCGGGGAGCGCTGATAGTATTTAGCCAGTCTGACCGCCAATTCCAGCGCTGGCATTCCGCCGGTTCGCTCCAGATGACCAAGAGCGGCGTGAGTCACGCCGATAGCTTCAGCCACTCCACGCAAAGAATAAGCGCTGGCGTTCTTTGGGTTCGCGAGTTTTAGCTCCTCGCGGCGAGCCTGTAACCAGTTTCCTCTGTTCATACCAACAATCTTAACCTACGAATGTGCCGCCAGCTACACGTTATGAAAAATTTAAGAAGGTTTTTTGATCCGCCTGGGTAATCGGCTTTACAACATTGGAAAGCATGTTTACCATCACCCTATGAAAACCGCCGACGTCATAGCCTTTTTTGGCAGCCAAACCAACGCCAGTAAGGCGCTGAACTGTAACCGATGGTCAATTTACAAATGGGGTGAGAATGTGCCGAGTGCGCGTCAGTTTGAGATTGAGGTGAAATCAGGAGGGGTTTTGAAATCTGATTTTACGCTCGCCCGCCTTAGCGGGGTGCCTTTTTATGAAGCCGTGAAGGAAAAGCGCTGATGCAGGACGAGTATGTCAGAGGACAGCTGCGGATGGCGCTTTGTGACTTGCCATTAATGCAGAAAGGTCAGATTGCGATCATGAGCGAGACGGCTGCCGGTGATAACTACACCGACCGGCCAACAAGGATGGTTGAAGTTGGAGGCGGTGAAGTTAAAACCGATGCAGAGCCATTCGGTTACAGAGAAGGCAAGAAATATAAGCAGAATAAACCGTTAATTCTGGAAAACACTTTCCAGAACAGTATCTGGCGGCAAGCGGTTAATAAGCTTCCAGATATGCACCTTTCCTGGGTGAAATACTGCTACGGCGAGGAGCTGAAATTTGATCACCAATTGATCATTTGTAAACATATTTGGAATCGGTTCCTAAATATTACAGCTCAGTCTGGCTTTAAAAAGATGACGAATAAGACGAGCGAAAAGGTGCAAAAAATGCTTTTTCTCGCCGTGCAAGTGGCGGTAAGTCAAATCAGGGGTGGAACAAAAGAATATAAGGCCGCTGATTTAAGTCGTCTTTTAGGAATAAAGCCGGATAACTGGCAGCACAATTACTTGCCGCGCTGGTCATTACTGCTGGATTGCTGCACCGGATTTGATAACGAGGTGATCGAACATGTCAGGCGTCAGTTCCGGGCCGAACGGGACGGGAGAAGAATTTCCCGTATGTCTCTGCATGCAGGTATTCAGGCGACCCCGCACCCTGCCCAGGCTGGGCTATAACGCCGCCCGCCGTGAGTTCATTCTTTATTGTCCTGGCTGCACTGTCAGGACATATCCGACCACTAACCGGGCCAGTGCCATAGCGGAATGGCACGGGATGAACCGCCCAGGCGATCCCTACATCGAAACGCTGTGGCTGGAAAAATACGAGTTTCAGCAACAGATGCCCGAGAAAAGAGCACTGATTGACCAGACGGTGTGACCGTGGTCACACCCTGAAAAGGCGTTAAATGAATGAGTGAGATTTATGCAGGAGCCGGAAAAAATATGGTTCCGGTTGATGAGTATGATTTTACGCAGGAATATTTAAGCCGGTTATGTGGCGTCAGGTTTATTCCAACAAGAAAAAAAGAAAACTACAAAATCAGGAATTATAGCAAAAGCACCGGAAATTATATTTCGCCACTAAAGCAAACCATTTTAAATTCCAGCAACCCGATTAAGGCCGTTTGACCATGAAAAAATTTCGTTCATTATTTCCGTTCACCACGACAAGTAAAATTCCTGAGAATATTGAAGAATGCCTGTCGAAAAATCCCTTTGACGAATTAAAAGAAGGTTTTCTTGATGGTTCCGGCTTTGCCTGCTTATCAGAAACACAGCGCTTTATTTACGCGGACGGGCGGTGGCTCTTTAAATATGTTGAGCAGTCCCGGAAAGTTAACGACATTGCCGTAAACAATATTTATCAACAAAGGTTACAAAAGGCTTCAGAAACGGGCCGGATACTTGATGAAGAAACGGCTGGGTTATTTCTTGAGCAGGCCAGGCGCGAGGTGGCGAAATTTGCGCCAATTCGTGAAAGCGTGGTTCACATTCTTTTTGATGGCACAGCCGGTTTTATCTGGTGTGCAGGCAGTACCATAAAAAAATGTGAAGATGCTCTAAAAGCACTGCGCCGCGTTACTGGCAAGCTGGAAGCATTACCGCTTTCGCTTGAGAATGCGCCTTATCAGCTGGCGCGGACTCTGCAAAATAACAGCCTGTTACTTCAGGATAATCTAGAAATCCCTGCCTGCGGTAAAATCAAAATGACCAATATTGACGGGGATTGTAACGCCTCTTTCAGTGGCGTTGACCTGCGGGAAAAACATATTGCAGAGGTTATCTGTGGTATGAAGGTTCTGACCGCCGAGATGAACCTGACTGAGAACAGGGCCGGTAAACGTGAAACGCTGGCCTCTTTTGAGCTGCATTTACCGGCCAGGGGAAACGTGGGCCTGAAAGCCGTTGAGTTTGCAGGAGCAGCGGGAGACGAAAGCGGCGATCCTGTCCATGATCTTTCGGTAGAGATGCTTTTAGCGGCCACTACCGGTAAGCAGATGGTTAGCGCCCTGCGTCAATTTTTTATTGGAGTGGTCGCCTGACGCTCTGAAAGCGCGTTTGTGCGATGCAGTAAAAAAACGCGGAAAGTAAGAAACAGAAACATTTTACTTGTTGTATCGCGTACCAGTTTATTATAAAGGGGGGGGGGAGCCTCCCCCTTACAAATTTCTAACATATACACGTTAACCTGTAATTTACATATATGTGAGTGATTTACCCCCTCTCCACAAAAATAATATTCGTTACGGATATCCCAAAATACCCACCACGGGAAATCCCTGAATATAAAATCAGAATACTGCCACGCCATTTCGTTACGAATTACCTGACAACGGTAATTGATGAAAACAGAAAATAAAGTAAATAAATTTGGTCCTGAATGTAGACGAATGTCTATCATTGGGATAATGTAGCGCCCTACTAAGAATTATCTGAGCATAAATAAACCGCGCCCTTTTCTTCAGACCAGCAGACTTAATTTGTCTGTAATGTCGGCTGCTATTCAAAAAAGAAATAATAACGGATCTAAATCATGACAAACGAAACAAACGCACTCACCGGAACCGCACAGGCACTGGAACGGCTCCGGTTTATGCGATCCTCATTAACGACGATGCGCATTAGCATAGATTCGTGTGAGGGGTCATTGTGTCTGACGGATGAGATACGGGATCATCTTGATATGTGGATGCGAGACGTTGAAACCATCAAAGCGGCAGTTTCTGGACTGAAGGAACAGCCAGCATCATAGCCAGCTGTTCAGCCCGGCGTGTGACCGTGGTCACACCGCCAGATTACTTGTAAGAAACGCGAATATTAATAGTTGCACCGCATGCACTTGCGTAGCGTTCAAGGGTGGTAAGGCTGGCGGCCAGCGGTTTTTTTTCCAGCTTGTTAAGCGCTGCCGGAGAGATGCCAAGACGCGACGCCAGTTCGGATTTGTTAAAGCCTGCACGGGTGCGCATTTCAGCCAGGAGAGCAAGAATTGCCAGTTCTTTACAGGCATCCGTGTAACCCTGCCGGGCCTCATCGGTATTAAGCATGCGTGGGCGCAGCTGTTTTAAAGTGACCGCTTTCATTCGAAATCCTCCAGCCGGTGCCATGCCCGCGCACTGGCTTCATCAGGCGTTATTTCTCCTTTTTTTAAAAATGCATACAGCAGATAAATTACCCGCTCTTTTACACGGCAATACAGTGACCATTCTGAGGCGTCATCGCCAACCCTCAGCTCAAACAGCCCGTTATCAAAGGCCCGGCAGTAAGGCGCTTTATGCTGGCCCTCATCTTCCAGCAACTCTATCAGCGCATACATTTTCCCGCGCAAATTGTCTGGTATCTCTTCCAGCTCAGACGCTGCCAGTTTATGCGTAATAACAGTGAACATAACTTCCCCTTTTAGGAGAGATTAATATACTGATAAGCGAAAAAATGAGCAAGTTATTTTTAACCTACAGGTAAAAATAATTCTTTACATGGAAAGAACACACGGCTATATTTTGCATCGTAGCGGGACGCCACCCGGTGCTTAAAATTAAAAATTCGACAGGAGAGCAAAATTTGGAAAAGTCACTTGAATTTATGTATTGCGGTGCATCGGTAGTTGTTAACCTGACCCCGAAAGCGGTAATTGTTAATTTCTTTGGTCGCCCGCTTCAGTTTGCCGCAATCGGGGATTCACTCCGAACCCGCGTACGGGAAGAGATAGCCCGTGCCGGGCTAAGTGAGCACCTGAACCGCATCCTCACCGGTTCCGTACGTAAAGCGCGAAGCAAGTAAATATCACAGGCGGCCAGCAGGGCCGCCACCTTAGCGACCAGACAGCAGAGATTTCAAGGCAGGGATAATATGAAAACCATTACCAAAACTCAGGCGTTTGCCGAATTAGCCTGCGCCCGTGACAGCCTGGGCGAAGTGTCTAACAACCTCTACGACTTCAGCCACAAGGCGCACGAGGACAGCACAACAGAGGGCCGTGTAATAGCCGCAGAGGTCAGACGCCTGCTGAAAGAGATTTATACAATACAGATGCAGTTTGCCGCACTGGCTAACTGTTACCTCTGAAAAATGCTGTCACTGCGCCCCGCCCCAGCGGGGTTTTTTTTGTCCTGAATCCGTAAACTCCTCAATTTATTTTTAACCCATAGGTTAAAAAAGTTCTGGTGATTTTAGAGCCGCTGCGTTAGATTACTGTTCAGGACGGGACGCCACCCGCCGAACCTTAAAACGAGACGACAGGAGACACAGATGAAAGATTTAACCCGCACCCTGATTAACGGTTATCTGCTAAAACAGCGTGTTGATGAAGGGTTTACTGACAGGCTGGAAGGTTATCTGAAGTCATTTGCCACAAGAGCAGGCGCGTTGTCCGCAATCCTGGAAAAAATTAAAGAACAAATCGGGATTAATAACGCGGCCTTTGTTAACAGCCACAACGTCCACGAACGCCAGCGCCTGAGTTTTGCCATGTCCGTTCTCATAGAATTGGTCCGCAGGCTGGAAGGGTTCCCACCGGATCGTTACGTTCTGGCGGCTTAAAAGCCGCGTCCGGTAAGGCTTATTGTTGCCTTTATGGAAATAATAAAATGCGGTTGTTGACAGAAAATCAATAAAAGTGATAGCATTTTTCTAACTTAGGGAATGAACACCCGCAGAGATGAAAGCCGCCGAAAGGCGGTTTTTTTTCGTCTGAAATCTCCCCCGGCCTGACACTACGGCCTGAATATTACTTTCGTATATACCCCTGTGACCGTGGTCACACCCCCTTATTTAACCTGTGTGACCATGGTCACACCCCTACCCGCTAAACGAATTTAGCGGGACGAGATGACAACATGGATAAAGTTACAGCCACCTGCTTAACCGCGCAGGGATGCGGCGCATCAATCTGGATTTACAAACTGTTAAACGAACTCACCCCTGACCAGTGGACCGCAGTCGGCGTACTGGGAACCCTGGCCTTTTCCGCGCTGACCTTCGCCGCCTCAATTGCTTTTAAAATCTGGGATCGCAAGCATAACTATATTCGCCGCGTGGATGAGGAATAGCATGAAATTTCCGGCAGGCTTGATGCGAAAAATACTCGCGGCGGCGGCGGGTAGCGGTGGCGCGATGGTTATAGCGATTGCCCTGCTGGGCGGCCATGACGGCGTTGAAGGGCGACGTTATGCGGCGTATCAGGATGTGGGCGGCGTCTGGACGGTATGCGATGGCATCACCGGGACAGATGTTCGTCGCGGGCATCGGTACACCGACAGCGAATGTGACGCCCTGCTAACTAAGCACCTTACCCCGGTAAAACGCGTTGTCGACAGCCGTGTAAAAGTCCCGATTGATGACTATACGCGGGCGTCTCTGTACTCCTTTGCTTATAACGTTGGCACCGGCGCTTTCGAGCGTTCTTCCCTGTTACGTCATCTGAACGGGGGCGACACAAAACGCGCCTGTGATGATTTACGCGCCTGGGTAAACGTGAACGGCCAGCGAAATCGCGGGCTGGTCTATCGCCGTTATATCGATCACACGGTGTGCATGATGGGAGTTAAATGAGCAATAAAATATCTGAGTTACTGGTAAGCGCCGGGATTATTGGCTTAACCGCTCTTACCCTGCATTACCATAAAGCGGCGGCAACGGAGAAAGACCGGGCGGACCAGCTACAGAGAGAAAACACGCTTCAGGCTGCGACCATTGAAAAGCAGGCGATTACCGCTCAGGCATTCAATACGCAGGCCGCAGCGGCGCAGCAGCACGCCACCAAAACAGAAAAGGACAGCGAGGAAAAAACCATTGAATACCGCACGATCCTTAAAAAAGAAAATGTTCCTGTGTGTAGCCAGTTTGTGCCTGCTAACGTGTCTGACCGGTTGTACAGCTACACGGACCGTTTACGTTCCGGCGCAGTGTCCGGCCCTGTCAGCAACGTTAACAGCACCGGTGCTGGCACCGCTTCCGCCCGCACCCTGACGTATTGCCAGGCGGTTTTATGGATTGATCCGTTGCTAAGTGCGATTGATAAAGCCAACGACCAGCTTTCCGGCATTCGCGCGGAAGACGCGCAGCGCACCGGCGTTAAATCTCCGCGCCAATCTCCTGCATCTTAGCGAGAACGGCATCAAGCTGTTTTTTTTCAAGCACCAACTGCGCGGCGATAAAAAACAGCATTGGAGCGGACATCATGCGCGGCTCTTTACCGCCGTCATATTTGCGCCACTGAGAGCCTCCGGCAAGTCCGGCAAGATCGCCCATCTCGCGGGCGGTGTAACCGAGATTCTCACGCAGGCGGAACAAATCGTCGGCAGTAGGTGGCGTGTAATTTTCAATAAGGCGCATAAAATTCCCGTATGAAAAAAGCCCCTTTCGGGGCTTCTTTTAAATTAATTTGATAAACAGTGTTGCCAGTCCCGCGCCCGCGCCTAACAGGCCGGAAGCGACCACAATCGGATACCATCTTGATTCGCGGTTCAGCTTGCCGGTTTCGGCCATCAGCTTTGCGATCTCCGCGTGGATTTTCTCGAGTTCAGCCTGTTTCATTTCGGTGTTTTCCACTTTTTCTTCCTTTCGGGTACGGGTTGCGCCCATTGCGCCGCCCTATGCACTTAATATAGCCCCTTTGGGGCTACCTGTCTACCGTTTTATAAGGGTTGACCGGTATTTATGGAAATATTTACGCGTGAAAAAACTAATTATAGCGGTAGCGTTAAGTGTTATCACGCTGTCCGGCTGCGATAACAACGATGCTAAAGACCGGATCATCAATGCCCAGGCACAGCAAATCGTTCAACAGCAACAGCAGCTTGCGCAGCAGCAGGCGCGAACGTGTGACAACTGCGATACGGGCGAACCTGTAGCCGCGCCCGTCAGCCAGCCGCCAGCCGTTATGACCAGCGCCCCCGCCCCGGTTATCGTGCAACAGCCTGCCGTTATTCAGCAGCATGATAACAGCAGCGATCTGATTAACGGCATGCTCCTTGGGCACATAATGTCGGGGGGCGGTTTTGGCGGTGGCGGTTCCAGCCACACCAGCAGCACACAGGTTGTGAATAACCATTACCACACCACCAGCACCCCGACAGCTGCACCAGCTGCCCGGCGCGGATGGTTCTCAAAATATCGCAGCACCCGCAGCGCGAGCCGTTCAACCTCGTACTCGCGTAGCAGTTTCAGCAGCGGCACACGTTCCGCATTCCGTTCAAGCCGTAGTTTTGGCAGACGGCGTTAAAAGAGGTCATCGTATGTTTAACTGGCTTATTAAACGAATTCGCACCAAACGCAGCCAAAAGGCGCAGATCCAGCGCCGCCGTGAGGCAATGATCCGGCGGGCAAGCAACAACCCCCCGGAGCCAGAAATTTATGAATGGCTGCGTGTTAACGAGCCGGAAACAGGCATTGCCACCCGCCACGCTATCTCGCTGATTGAAGACGCAGAGCGGCAGAATGCGTTAAGGATGGCCTCAGACAGCGACAGAACAGCTGTACACAGCCCGGTCACGCATACTTCGAGCCAAAGTCACGGCCACAGCCACAGCCACAGCCATCACAGCCCGGACAGCGGTTCGCATGACAGCGGTTCGTATGACAGCGGCTCGTATGACAGCAGCTCGTCGGGGAGTGACTGGTAATGCCATCACCGAGCCAGCCGCCCGGCTGGCTCGCTAATGTCATTCCTGAGAGGAAAACATGGACAGATTACTCACCTGGCTGAAAGCCATTTTTAAAAAAAAGGAAAAAGATATGACTGTTACTTCCGTTGCTCAGGCTGCCTCTGATGCAGTTACTACCACCGCAACCACCGCCGCTGTTGTCGTTTCAGATGCTGCCGTATCTGACGTTACCGCAGTTGCGACAGATGATGCCGAGTCCGCGTCTGATGCTGCTGTCGTTTCTTCTGATGCGTCTGCATCCGATGCCGCCGCTGTTGTTTCTTCTGATGCTTCCGCAGCCGTGGCAACCGCTTCAACTGCTGTCGATGAAGTTTCGGCTGATGAAGCCAAAGAAAGCGCTGAGAATGTGGAAGAAGTGGACGTGTCCGCAGCCGTGGAAGCGGGTATTGATGCTTTCGCCGCTGCACTGGCGAAAGTGCTGACCTTTGCTGGCAAGCTGCCTGAAGACGCTAAACGTCTCTGGGATGAGGCTGTAGGCTTTGCGAAAAAGCTGGACTGAGAGCGCTAACGCTCTTGTCATGGACGAGGCTTAACGGCTGAGTCCATCAAGTGGCACCATAAAGCGCCCGGACGGGTGCTTTTTAGTGTTACCTGGGAAAAGAGGAAAACCATGGCGGGGCTGAAAGAGTTATCCGGCCAGCTTAAATCCCTGAAGAAACAGATCCCCTTTGCCACGGCGCAGGCGCTAACCAGCGTTGCCCGTAAGATTCAGGCGGCAGAGAAAACCGCGCTGGCGCGAAAGCTTGAGCATGTAACGCCCTTTACTGTGAATTCAGTAGGCTCGACAGGCGCAAAGCGTGGCGGCCTGACTGCAAAAGTCTTTGTGCGGGATATCGCGGCCAGCTATCTGGAGCCGTTCGAATTCGGTGGCAATCACAAGCTGAACAGCCAGGCGCTGCTTAACCCGAAAAAAATCAAGCTGAACAAATACGGCAACCTTTCACGAAACAAGCTTTCGCAGCTGAAGGCAAAGCCCAACGTGTTTATCGGCGAGGTGGATGGGGTTAAAGGCGTATGGCGACGCAAGAAAGCCGGGAAAGGGCGCAAGCGCCGCAAGCGTTCTGCTAACGGCACACAGCAGCCGCGCAGAGCGCAGCCCGGCCCGGTGTTGTTGATCCGTTTCGGTAATGCGCTGCCCGTTCATCCCGTTCTGGGCTACCGCGAACGGGCTGAAACCATGGCGGCAAATCTGATGCAGAAAGAATTAAGCCAGGCAATATCCGCAGCAATAGCCAGCGCAAAATAAAAGCTAACAGGAATGCAAAGAGATGGTTGATAACGAGAGCATGGATTCTTTAGCGTTCAGGGCGATGCAGTTCGCTATTAACGCGCACAACGGGCAGGAACGTAAATATACGGGCGAGCCTTATTATTACCACATGGCTGAAGTTGTTGGCATCCTGCAATTGCTCAACCCGTCAGATCATCTGGTTGCCATTGCCTGGCTTCATGATGTTATTGAAGACCAGGGCATCACGTATGAAGAACTGAAAAAAGAATTCGGCTCTTTTGTTGCCGATGGCGTGTTGATGCTGTCAGACCTTGAGGAAGGCAACCGGGCAACGCGCAAGGCGGCCAGCCGTGAGCGTCTGAGCAAAGCGCCTCACTGGATACAGACGATAAAGGTGGCTGACCTTATCAGTAACACGTCAAGCATTGTTGAACGCGATCCAGAATTTGCCGTGCTATATCTGGAAGAGAAACGAGAGCTGTTAAAGGTTCTTACCCTCGCCGATCCCCGGCTCACAGCTATTGCCTGGAAACAGGTTTAACCGGGGTGTGACCACGGTCACACCCTCAAAAATACAGAACCGCCGCTCCTGTGTCCCCCTGTTCAAAGGGAACACAGGCGGCGGTTTTTTTTATACCCGGAAAACTAATGACACAAGAACATCGCCCCGCAACGGTCCGCATTTTGATGACCGCAACGGATGAACAGGGAAAGCCGCTGGCAGGTGTGGCAAGGGAAATCAGCGTGGAAGAAATACGGCAAGCCCGGTTCCCGCTACTGGTTGAAATGGCCGCAGAAGCGGCAACAGAGCTTGATGAAGTCATTACCCGACTTTACGACATCTCCCGTTAATAACAGGTGTGACCGTGGTCACACCCCCCGAAGAGAGCGACATGAACGCAGAATACCGCATCCACACCGAATGGCCTGACAGCGAAGACGTGCACCGGATCATGCAGGAAGTCACTGAAGAAGCCAAAGCCTATTCCGTTTCCGCAATGATGGGCGCTGTGATTGGCGAAGAGGTTCGCAAGCGTATTGCCAGCGCCGTGCGCGTAACGGTTAGCGTGATCGAACGTCCGACGGGGGATTACTGACATGGCATTAAATACGAATATCCTCTCCGGCATTTTTTTGTTGTGGGTCTTTCTTTCATGGATTACTCATGTGGTCGTTTGCTTAAAAGCTTGCGCCTGGGGATTTCTGATCGCTGGCGCGATAGCGTTTCCGATTGCATGCGTACACGGAACCGGTATCTGGTTCGGTTTGTGGCTCTAACGCTTTATGAAAAACGTCGAAATTGTTTATCACATCGCAGGCGACTGCGTTACACGGCATGAAGTGCATTATGGTGCGGGTTATTTAGAGATTTTTGATTATGGCAGCAATGAAAAGCCCCAACTGACGCCGGGCAGCGGGCCAGCCTCTTTTTATACCCCCAGAAAAACAAAACAGTTACCAATAAAAAAATGGTATGCACGGGGAAGAACCAGCCGGTTACGTATGCTGACCGCCTCTGAAACTCAACTGAGTCAGGATGTGATCAGAAAACTTATAGGCCGCTACGGAACCCCCTTCTGAAGAAGTTTGAAATGAGTGTGAAAGCGTGGGCTGACGCGCAGCCGTATTAGCCGGTCGGATGGAAATAGGAGACTTGGGACGCGTCTGGAAGTATGGCGGCAAATACCATCTAATCCGGGGTTTAGCACCGGACACACAAGGGGGTGTGACCACGGTCACACCTCCTGTTTTCTCCCACGTTGAGGAAGAATCGTGAAAAATCTATGTTCTATTTCATCCCAGCCCATCAAAACAAGAGTCCGCAAAGGCTATGGGCCTGACGGTTTTTTCATGGTGTGTTCGCAAAGAGAAATACCAGAAGCGCCCGACCAGGAAAAACGCTATCTGAAAGTTGCGACACAGTTCGCCATTACCGAGCCGTTACGTATTCGCCCCGGCCAGTCAGCGCCAAAGACAGCGTTTGCACGTTTGTTAAGACATTGCAAAGCTGAACGTGACAGGCACCGGGAGATGATCCGTTACACGGTTGAATGCATCGAAGCGGCAGGGTTCGCAGTCCTTAACGATCTGGAATAGTAATAGCCGGGGGTGTGACCGTGGTCACACCCCCATTAATCCCGTTTAAACAGGTTGAGCAATGAGTAACGGTATCTACGAAGTTCGGCTAAAAAAATATCCTACTGACAGGGAATGCACAGATATTGCAGCGGACGTTATCAGACAGGCACATGAGTTTTTCCCCGATGCACGGGGCATGAGTGACCTGATAGCCGCTGAAATAACGAAGCGGGTTAATGCACTGATTGAATTTGAAGTGAATGAAATCCCCTTCAGTAAGCCTGCTGATAAGCACACCCATATTTTTCCAGGTGATTCAGTTAGCCCATCCAGCTTAGGCAATGATTACATCAAGAAATCCGACCTGGTGTTTATGGGTAGTTACAGGTTTGAAAACGTGTACGCGTTGCCTAAAACGCCAGACCATTCCAGATGTCATGTGAGTGACAGTCATGGCGGAGTCGTTCACAAGGGCAGCTGTAGACGCGGCTGGCGTTCCGTTGGCTTTATGCTTGACGATTGCGATGTTTGGTGGCGGGAGTGACCACGGTCACACCCCCCGGCCCCCGAAATCCTTTTGGGTCCCTCCTGGGACCTTTTTAATGCACGGGCATTGCGCGCCGTGTTCTTTCGCTGGAAATTTTTTTTTGAAATTTGGGTAACAGGTAACAGGTAACACAGAAATGAACCAGTCAGATTTTGCAAAGCTTCACGGCGTCAGCCGCAAGACGGTAACGACGTGGAAACAGCGCGGCTGGCTGGTTATGGACGGTGAAGAGGTTGACGCAGAGGCATCAAACGAAAGCCTGAAACTGCATCGCGCACCTGTTACCCAGCCCGTAAAAAAAAAGAAATCATCCGTAATAGAGGTAACACTGAGGATCCGCATCGAGGTAACAGCCGATCAGCCGGTAACAGTAACGACGACGACGGAGAGCGCAGCCCCTCCGAGGTAGCCGAGCGGCTCGTTCGCGACTACGGCGCACCGCTGACTTATGAAGAAGCGCGGATCGTTAAGGCGAACTATCACGCAAAACTAATCCAGCTTGAATATGAGCAGAAGGCCGGACTACTTCTCCCCTATGAAGACATTCTGAATGCTGTCGGTGCAGAGTACGCGAGAATGCGATCCCGTCTGATAGCCATCGCCCCTGAGCACGCCCCCCGCCTCAGATTAATAGCGTTGACAAAAGACGACACAGAATTCAGTGCCGCTCTACAGGATGTCATCCACGAAGCTATGAAGGAACTTAGTGCAGACACACCACGAGAAGACAGCGGATAAAATTTCCCCGCTGCGAAGATTTTGGAATTTTTTACGCGGAACGCGCCAGGCAGTAAAACCCCCTGAAGCGCTCCGCCTGAGCCAGTGGGCTAACGAGTACGCAAGGTTATCAAAGGAAACATCGGCCCAGACCGGTAAATTCAGGTCATTCAAGTATCAGGATGGCATCATGGATGCCGCCACCGATCCCACGGTCGAGACGATTTCAGTGATGAAGTCTGCCCGTGTGGGATATACGAAAATCCTCGACCACGTTATCGGCTATTACATCGCGCATGACCCTTCACCCATCCTGATAGTCCAGCCGCGTGAGTCAGATGCGGAGGACTACAGCAAAACCGAAATAGCCCCGATGTTGCGTGATACCCCGGTGCTGGCAGCCGTCAGCGGGTTTTCCAACTCAACAGACATTTTCAGCAGCGAAAATGGACAAGAGGGAAAAGGCAAAGGGCCGAAGTCGAAGACTACAAACCAGACCGTTTTAAAGCGCACCTTTTCAAACGGCGCAAACCTGACGCTGGTCGGCGCAAACAGCCCCGGCGGTTTTCGCCGTATCACCTGCCGAATTGTTGGCTTTGATGAGGTGGACGGCTACCCGGTAACGGGGGCGGGTAACGAGGGCGATCAAATTGCGCTTGGGAAAAAGCGTGCTGAAACCTTCTGGAATAAGAAAATCATTATCGGCTCAACCCCGACCGTTAAAGGGGTAAGCCGTATTGAAAAATCTTTCTTAGACAGCGATCAGCGTTATTACTATGTTCCCTGCCCGCACTGCGAGGAATATCAGGTGCTTGAATGGGGCGACAGGACGTCACCCTACGGCATTAAGTGGGACCGGGACGAGGAAGGAAACAGCCTCCCGGAAACCGCGTATTACGCCTGCCGTCATAACGGATGCGTTATCCAGCATTCCGATCTGGCTTTAATGGTTGAGCGGGGAGAATGGCGGGCAACAAAGCCATTCAAAGGGCATGCCGGGTTCCACATCTGGACGGCCTACAGCCTCTTTCCTAACGCCGCATGGAAAAAGCTGGTGGCGGAATGGCTGACGGTCAAGGACGACCCTGTAATGCGTCAGACGTTCATAAACACAACGCTGGGCCTGCCTTATGAAGATTCCGGCGAGAAGGCATTAAGCGAGCGGAAACTTCTTGAGCGCTGCGAGGTGTTCAGTGCCGAAGTGCCTGACGGCGTGGTCCTGCTAACGGCGGGCATCGATACACAGGACGGCCGTTTAGAGGTTGAAATAGTTGGCTGGGGCCGTAATGAGGAAAGCTGGTCTGTCGCTTATGACGTGATTGAGGGCGATATGGACACGCCGGAGCCGTGGGATCGCCTGGATGCGTACCTTAAGCAAATCTGGCGTCGTGCTGACGGCCGGGGCTTTAGCATCATGGCCGCGTGTATCGACTCAGGCGGCCACCATACCCAGTCCGTTTACAAGTTTGCCAAGGAACGACTGGGCCGCCGTATCTGGGCCATTAAAGGCGAGTCGGCACGAGGCGGTGCGCGTTCGCCAGTCTGGCCGACGAAGAAAATTTCCAGCCGCAGTAAATCGACCTTCAAGCCGGTGATTATCGGCGTGAATGCGGCGAAGGACGTGATCCGAAACCGCCTGCACCTGGACGCGCCAGCCATCGGAGAGAGCAAACCGGGTTACATGCACTACCCGCACGATCGCGATTTGCATTACTTCAGCCAGCTGCTGGCAGAACGTTCAGTGCTGAAAACGACGGGCAGTCATCGCTTCCGCGTGTGGGAATTACGCGCTGGCCGCGCCAATGAGGCGCTGGACTGCCGCGTCTATAACTACGCCGCCTTGTGCGGGCTGTTGCACCAAGGCTTAAAGCTGAATGCAATGGCCGATTCAATCGGGGCGAACCCGGAAAAACTCCTTGCCGCGCCGCTTGTTGTGCAGCCGAAGCCCAGCTACCAGCGACCGGGCGTCATTATTCAGCAGCCCGCTGAAACCACCGCGCCGCGAAAGCGGATATCACAACGACTTCCATCGTAAAGGGAATTTATGCAAACACCGAAAAGCGGTCCTCTGGCCGGGATGAGTCGCGACCAGCTGACGGCGATGCTTGCATCTGCACAGGAAGCATATACCGAACTGCTGATGGGCAAAAAGGGCGTTTCCTTCAGTTACTCGCAGGGTGACGGGACGCGTTCCGTCACCTATCAGGCGACGACCGTCGCAAACATCACAATGCTTATCTCGCAGCTGCAAAAGGCATTAGGTATCGTCCAGCGAGGCCGCAGGCCGATCAGGTTCCGTTACTGATGAAAAAACAGAACGACGTCCAGATCTTAGGCGTAAACGGCCTGCCGTTGCCGCCGTCGCGGCCTCGTTACGGTGCGCTGAACGGTTCCGGGCGCGTTCCGTACGATGCCGCTGACAGGTCTAGCGATCAGCTGGCAGGCTGGCAACCGACCCTGTGGTCGCCAGACAACGAAACCAATATTTACCGCGATACCATTGTATCGCGCTCGCGTGACCTCGCGCGTAATGACGGATGGGCTAACGGGGCAATAACCCGCATTCTTGATAATGCGGTAGGCGCAGTGTTCAGGCCCATCTTTAAACCTGATTACCGCTATTTACGGATGATGACCGGTAACAAGGGCTTTAATGCGGAATGGGCCGACGAATACGCCCGAGCGCTCGCCGCGCACTGGCGCACCTGGTCGACGGATGAGGGCCGCTGGTGCGACGTGGAGCGCAAGAAAACCGTTTCGCAGATTTTCAGGCTGGCATTACGGCACAAGCTGATTGATGGCGACAGCCTCGTTTTAATGCACTACGACACCAAACGGTTAGCGCATGGCCGCGCTAACTACGCCACCGCGTTACAGCTTGTTGATCCCGACCGGCTGAGTAACCCCCAGCAGGTATATGACATGGCGCATATCCGGGGCGGCGTGGAAATCGACGACTACGGCGCACCGGTCGCCTACCACATCCGGGAAGCACACCAGGGCGACTGGTGGAGCGGAAAGAAAACCATGACGTGGCAGCGCATCCCCCGCGAAACGCCGTGGGGCCGTCCGATTGTCATTCATGATTTTGACAGTGACCGCGCCGCCCAGCACCGGGGCAACGGGATTTTTACGCCGGTTATTCAGCGTATGAAAATGCTGATTAAGTACGATCAGACCGAGGTTGAAGCCGCCACGCTTAACGCCATTTTCGGCGCGTTTATCGAATCGCCTTACGACCCTGCAATGGTTGAGGAAGCCCTGGGCGACAGCGGCCAGCTGGGCGCTTATCAGGACACCCGCATTGATTTTCATGAGGACCGGCGCATCTCGCTAAACGGAGCCGTGGGCCTGCCTATCCTGTTCCCCGGCGAGAAAATCAACGCGATCAACGCCTCCCGGCCAAACAGCAACTTTGCGGCGTTTGAATCGGCTGTTCTTCGAAACATCACCGCCGCAACCGGCTTATCCACGCAGCAGCTAACGCAGGACTGGTCAGACGTTAACTACAGTTCTGCCCGCGCCGCGATGCTTGAGGCATGGAAAACCTTAACCCGCCGTCGTCACGATTTTGCCACCGGCACGGCCCAGCCAGTCGCTACCTGTTTTGTTGAGGAAATTCACGCAATCGGCGGCGTTCCGTTGCCGCCGGGTGCGCCTGATTTTCTGGATGCCCGCACGGCATACAGCAATGCGAAATGGATGGGGCCGGGGCGCGGATGGGTTGACCCCGTTGCAGAGAAAAAAGGCGCAATCCTTGGCATGGATGCAGGGATGGCCACGCTCGAAATGGAAGTGGGCGAAAACGTCGGTGAGGACTGGGAGTCCGTGCTTGACCAGCGAAAAATTGAGGTTGATCGCTATAAACAGCTGGGGCTTGCCGTGCCGGAATGGGCGCAGGAAGAGGAAGCCAGCAAGACCATTACAGACCCCGAGGAAAAATAATGAATCTGCCGCATCTTGCGCAGCGGCTTTTTAATACGCCGCTTGCGCTGCATCCGCTGAAAGCCGAAGTCGTTATGGCCGCGCTTTCGGACCGGTTCGGCATAACCCGCATCAACAGCACCCCCGGCATGTGGAAAGACGACGACCGCGAGCATTTCGGCCAGGAAGGCCGCAAAAAAGACAAGGGATACGACGTTGTGGCATCGGTCGCCGTGATCCCCATTCTGGGGACGCTGGTTCAGAAGCTGGGAAGCCTGCGCCCTTACAGCGGGATGACCGGCTATGACGGGATCCGCCAGGCATTCCTTACCGCGCTGCATGATGACGCGGTGAAGGCAATTATGTTTGATATTGATTCGCCTGGCGGTGAAGTGGCGGGCTGTTTTGACCTTGCCGATGAAATCTACCGGGCGCGGGGGAAAAAGCCTGTTTGGTCCGTCCTGAGCGAATCGGCCTATTCAGCCGCCTACGCCATCGCCAGCGCCGCAGACCGAATATTGGTTCCCCGCACCGGCGGCGTTGGCTCTATCGGCGTGATTGTGATGCATGTTGACTGGTCGCAAAAAATTAAAGAAGACGGTTTATCGGTATCGGTCATCACATTTGGCGACCGTAAAGCCGAGTCGAATCCGTACCAAAAACTTAGCGAACAGGCCCGCGCTGCTATTCAGCAGGACGTTACCGAAATGGGGGAACTGTTCGTCAGTACCGTTGCCCGCAATCGCGGGATCGCAGAGAAAAAAATCATCGCCACGCAGGCCGCAACGTTTATCGCAGCGGCTGGCGTTAAGCTGGGGCTGGCTGACGCTATCGCCTCGCCTGATGCCGCGTTCCGCGAACTTGTAGAAACAATTGGAGAGTAATGTAAATGGCATTTAACCCCTTCGCCCACCTGATGGGCGTGAAACCTCGCGGCGCTAAAGCTGAAGAAGATGAGGATGACAAAGCGGCCCGCAAAGCCAAAGGAAAACGCGCCGATGAGGACGACGAAGACGCCCGCGCCGGTGAGGACGATGAAGACGCCCGCGCCGATGATGACGACTACGACGAAAGCGCGGAAGAGGACGAAAAAGACAAGGCCAAAGGTAAAAAAGCCAAAGGCAAACGCGCCGAAGAGGATGACGAAGACCAGGCCGACGCGAAAGCACAGGGCCGGATCATGGAGCGTAAGCGCTGCGCGACTATTTTCGGCTCAAAAGCCGCTGGCCTTCGCCCGGATTTGGCCGCTTCGCTGGCGTTTTATACAGACCTGCCCGCGAGCGTGGCTGTCAAGCAGCTGAACGTTGCCACCGCAGGCCAGCAGGCGAGCACCATCGCCCCGCGCCGGGGAATGTCGCTTGATGAGCGAATGAGCAACCTGCCGCAGCACCGGATCGGCCAGGACGCCGCTCCGCAGGGCGCAGGCACACCACAGGGTGCGGTAAACGACGCGCTGGCGCTTTACGATTCATTTAAGGGATCTAAATGACCATTAACAGTTACGGCCAGAATTCCTGGCAGCCTTACGCCCGACAAGACACGTTCATCCCCGATCAGCTTATTTCTGGAAACCTTCAGCTGGTGACAAAAACCGTCACCATTGGCGCGGGTAACAGCTACAAGCGCGGCACCGTCCTTGGCCGGAACTCGCTGAAAAGCGTTGTTGCCGTCGCGGCCAGCGGTAACACCGGAAACGGCACCGTAGGCGGCCTGAGCATCGGCACGGCGGCAGAGGTTGGCGCGTACGCGCTGAAAGCCACTTCCGCCACCAGCTTTGCCCTGACTGATCCGAACGGTAACACCGTTGGCACCGTCACCGCTGGCACGGCGTTTACCAGCAACCAGCTGGCTTTAACCGTTACCGCTGGCGCGACCGCGTTTGTTGCCGGTGACGTGTTTACCCTGACCGTTTCCGCCGCTTCGAATGAATATTCCCTGTGCGTTCGTACCGCGACCGACGGCAGCCAGACGCCAACGGCAATCCTTGTTGATGACGTTGACGCAACCAGCGCCGCCGTGACCGCAGGCATTTACCTGATGGGCGGCTTTAACCAGAACCGCGTAACGTTTGATGACAGCTGGACGATTGACGATCTTGCCGACGCGCTGCGCGACAAGTCTATTTTCCTTCAGGACAGTATCACCGGCCCCGGCGTTTAACCGCCCCCGCTAAAACCAAAACGTGAACCCATGCCCTTAACCGGGCAGGGGTTCGTATGCCTGTAATTTGCCTGCCAGGAAGGCGGGCCTAGTGAGATTTAATGAGCGCACCAGCTACAAATATTTTTAATACTACGGCTTTAGTCGGCATCGTGCCGAACCTGATGACCTCACAAAACTGGCTGCTGGATAAGTTCTTCCCGAACATTGTCACCAGCGATACGGAAGAGGTCGCAATTGATGTTGATATCGGCCAGCGCCGAATGGCCCCGTTTGTGTCTCCGCTTGTTGCGGGTAAGCAGGTTGAACAACGCCGCATGCAGACCAACGTATTTAAGCCCGCGTATATCAAAGACAAGCGCGTCCCGGACCTGCGAAAGCCTATCCGCCGCCAGATTGGTGAACGAATTGGCGGTGAGCTGACGGCCGCCCAGCGTGAACAGCTCAACATGATGTTTGAAATGGCCGATCAGGTGGACATTCTCAACCGCCGCCTGGAGTGGATGGGCGCAAGTGCGCTGACCACCGGCACGGTTACGATCTCCGGTGAAGGCTATGAAACGACCGTCGTCGATTTTGGCCGTGACAGCGAGCTGACCGTTGCGCTTTCCGGCTCTGACCTCTGGTCCACCGGCTCCACGACCACCGGGAAATACACGAAGCCTTCTGCACACCTCAACGAATGGGTAAAAACCGTTCTGAAGAAATCCGGCGGCGCCGTTCAGGACGTGGTGTTTACGTCTTCCGCCTGGGATGCGTTTGTGATGGATACCTCGCTGGAAGGGGCAATCATCTTCCCGGCGATGGGGCCATACGGGAACGTGATTAACCCCGGTACGCAGGTGCAGCGCGGCGCGGTTTATAAGGGCCGCTGGGGCCAGCTGGATTTATGGCTCTATAACGACTGGTTTATTGACGAAAAAGGCGTTGAGCAGCCGATGTTACCGGACGGCACGGTCCTTTTGTCAGGACCGGACCTGATGGGCACCCGCGCATTTGGCGCAATCATGGATCCGGCTTTCAACTATGGTCCGATGGCGTATGCGCCGAAAACGTGGCTACAGGAAGACCCCGCCCAGCGCTTCCTTATGATGCAGTCTGCCCCGATTGTCATTCCAAGCCGGGTTAACGCCGCGCTGTGCGCAACAGTGGTGTAATCATGACGACAGCGAAGAAAACAGCGGCCGCTAAGGCCGCAGACACCCCGGAAGACGTCGAAATCGTCGAGGTCGTGGTAAGGCCGAAGCGCAGTGTTAAACACGACGGCAAGCACCACGGCGAAACGGTCGTCCTGACCCTGCCGCAGGCGGACGCGGAACGTCTTAAGGCGCTGGGCTTTGTCGACTATTACGACGACCTGAAAGCCATTGCGCAGGCCAGCCGGGGCGTAACGTTAAGCGTCGGTGAAGGCGTTTCCGTCACCCAGACGGACTAACAATGGCGATTAACTGGGACGCGCATCTCCTTTCCCCGCTTGAAAACGTTTTTGGCGAGCCGGTTAACTACCGGCCCGGCAAAGGTGGCGCTTTCGATATTCACGGCATCTATGACCGCGCTTATACGCAGGAAGTGGAGCCGCTCGACGCCGACGACCCGACGATCAACACCACGCATCCGGTTTTAGGGGTGCGTGATGCTGAATTTCATTTGCAGGGTAAATCACTGCCGGTGCAGGGCGACCGGCTTTATATCCACAGCGAATCCGCCGTGTTTGTCGTTGCTGATGTTCAGCCAGACAGCCACGGCGGCCGCAAGCTGGTACTTAACAAGACGAAAAACTGATGAACGCCGCAACGATTCGCGGGCTGGTCGTCACAGCACTTCTGGACGCGAAAACCGATGCCGGTGATCGCGTTTATTCGCCCCGCGACTGGGCAACCCGCAGTGATGATTACCCCTCAATTCTGGTTCAGACCCCTTTTGAAGAAAAACAGTCGCAGGGCCGCAACGCCCCGCAGTTCACCACCGTAACGACCATTCGTATTACCGGACGTTTAGAAGCCTATGACGGCGAGACGAACGACGGCGCGACGGAAGCCGAAACGGGGCTGGAAACGCTGCGTGACCAGATAGAACGCGCCGTAATCAACAGCTACGAGCTGACGCGGCAAATTCAGCAGTACAAGCATATCCGGTCGGCAATCGACGTCAGCGCGTCGGGCGACGGCCATATCGGCCAGCTGACCGTAGAGATTGACGCGGAATACTTTCAGGGGCCGGAAGATTTCTTCCCGGTGGCATCCGTTCCGCTAGAAGGCATCGACCTGACTGTAAAAATGCCGGACGGCACCACGGAACCGGGCTTCAACGCAGACCTCCCGCAATAACGAGAAAAATAATAATGAGACTGAAACCAGCCGCTGGACGCGCCGTGCGCGATCCGGTTAAGGGCACCCTTTTGCCCGAAGAAGGCGCAGAAATCCAGCTTGACGCGTTCTGGCGTCGGCGAAAAAAAGACGGTGACGTCGTGGAAGTCACAGAGGACGTGACCGCCACGGCCAGCGAAACCGTTGTAACAGATAGCGCGACCGGCACCACGGATACAGAAGAGGCCACCAGCTAATGACCGTCTCTTTTTCAAACATTCCCAGTAAAGTCCGCGTCCCGCTGTTTTATGCAGAAATGGACAATTCGCAGGCCAATACGGCGACCGCAACGCAGCAAACGTTGATTATCGGCCAGCAGCTGGCCAGCGCGACGCAGCCGGTAAACGAGCCGTTTTTAGCCTCTTCAACATCGACGGTAGGCGGCCTGTGCGGCTATGGCTCGATGATCCACGGCATGATGACGGCTTACCTTGCTAACGACCCGTCCGGGGAGATTTATATTTTGCCGCTGGCCGACAGCGACGCTTCAGTCGCGGCAACCGGCACGATTAAGGTTACGGCGGTGGCGACGGCATCCGGCACCCTGTCGCTGTATATCGCCGGGGTGCGTGTTCAGATTGCTGTGTTAAGCACTGACACGGTGACGGCTGTCGCCAGCGCCCTGGCTACGGCCATCAATGCAGAAAGCGCGTTACCGGTCACGGCCAGCGCCAGCACCGGCACGATAACCCTGACCGCTAAAAACAAGGGTGAAAGCGGCAATCACATTGATATGCGCCTGAATTACCTGGGCAGCGCAGGCGGCGAAGCCACCCCGGCCGGACTGGGCCTCACGCTTACCGCCATGGCGGGCGGCACCGGCACCCCGTCACTGGATGAGGCGCTTGATAACCTGGGCGATAAATCTTTCGATTTCATCGTGATGCCCTACACCGACACGACCAGCCTTGATGCGGTTAAGCAGCTGCTGTCTGACACGACGGGCCGATGGAGCTATTTATCCCAGCTCTACGGGCATTCCCTGAGCGTCAAATCCGGCACGTATGGCGAACTGACCGCCGCAGGCGAGGCGCGAAACAACCAGCATGAATCGTTGCCGGGCGTGTATGACAGCCCGTCGCCGCCGTGGGTATGGACAGCGGCCTGTTATGGCGCGGTGGCTGGCAGCCTTCGCGACGATCCGGGCCGTCCGCTGCAAACGCTGACCGTTGCCGGGGTGCTGGCCCCGCCGCTGGCCTCGCGCTTCAGCTGGACCGAGCGAAATAACCTGCTGTACAGCGGCATTTCAACGTTCGCGATTGGCGATGACGGCACGGTAACGATTGAAAAAATCATTACCTCTTATCAGAAAAACAGCTACGGCGACGCCGACGATTCTTATTTAGAAATCGAAACGATGTTTTTGCTGATGTACGTCACCCGCTTTCTGAAAAACGTGTTCACGACCAAGTTTGCCCGAATGAAGCTGGTTGCCGACGGCACCCGATTTGCCAGCGGTGCGGCCATCGTCACCCCAAACACCATTCGCGCCGAGCTGATCGCCCAGTACACAACGCTGGTTTACAACGGCTACGTACAGGACGCGGAGGGATTCGCGAAAGGGCTGATTGTTGAGCAAAACAGCAGCAACCCAAACCGCGTGGACGTGCTCTTTGATCCGGTTCTGGTGAATCAGCTGAACGTTGTCGGGCTGCTGAACCAGTTCCGCCTTCAGTCTTCAACCTCTTAATGGAATAAGAAATGGCAGATACTACAAACCGCCTGGCCGGGACGGCCGACGTCACCGTGGACGGCGTAACGGTCATGATTGCCGGTGACTTTGAATACAGCCCGTCAAGCGTCAAGCGTGAAACCCTTACCGGCATGGACGGGGTACACGGCTATAAGGAAACCCCCATTGCCGGATTTATTTCGGCGCTTATCCGTGACAGCGGCGGCACCACCGTTTCTGATTTTAACTCACAAACCAACGTGACGATTTCCGCCCTGCTGGCGAACGGTAAAACAATCATCGGGTCCGGCCTCTGGTCGGTCGATTCGCAAAGCGTAAAAAGCGAGGACGCGACCTTTACCGTGAAATGGGAAGGTATTTCGGTAACGGAGAGTTAAGGCATGGATAAAATCTTTGACGCGCAGTTTGGCGCGGGGGGCGTGATGCCCCTGCACGAACCGCTTGTGCATGACGTGGAGTATTTTTACAGCGAGGCGAAGAAAAGCAACGCGCATTCGGCCATGGGCCTGCTGATTGCCCGGCTTGCTGAAACCAGCGTTGATAAGGTCGGTATGTTGCCGATTACCACGCTGCGCCGGGGCCAGGCGTTTTTGCTGAATTTCATTAACTACGATCCGGCCGTCGTGACGGGGCCGTCCCTGACGATTGAGCTTGCTGACGTTATCAGCAGCCTCAACGGACAGGAAGCCTGGCAAAGCGTGGCGCTGCGTGAACCGAACTTTAACGAGTTCGAACGCTACTACGAAAAGCAGGAGGCAAAGGGCGAACGTGAAGCGATGCTGTCGCTAATTGCAGAGATTTCGGGCGTAAACCTTTTTGCCTTAAAGAAACTGCCCTACAGAAAATATAAGGAGGCTGAAAAATACCTTGAGGGTTTTTTGTTCTTCTTCCCGAAAAAGGACGATGGGAAGAAGTGATCGCAGACGTGACCTGGTTTTACAAGTGGGGGCCGGAAAGCGGCCCCGCGCTGACGTGGAGCCGGTTACGCTTCTGGTTAAAGCAGGCAGACAGGATCAACAAGCTAAGGACGGCAAATGAGTAACCGCTTTGATTTTGAGCTGCATGCAGATGACAACGTATCGGCCGCGCTGGAAAATATCGATAAGCTGGTACGCGGCCTGCAACCCGAACTTGATAAAACCCGTAAAGGGCTGGCGCTGGGCGGGCAGGATACAAAGGACGGGCTTACCGATACAAACGCGATGTTTGAACAGCTGGGGCGCTTTGCAAAACAAAACGTTCAGCTGTTGGGCGATATGGTCCCCCCGCTCAGAAACTTCACCGGCATAGCCTCAAAAATGGGCAAGCTGGGGCTGATGGGCGGCGCGGCCTATGCGGGCGGCAAGGCGATCAAAGCGTTAGGCGAGCAGATGGACAGCGCGTCAGATGATGCTTACGCGCTGAAAACGGCGGCGGATAATGCCGGGATGAGCGTTGAAAACTTTTCCCGCATGACCGGAGCCATGCGCATTTTAGGCACGGACAGCGAAACGGCGCGGCAAAGCGTAGAGGGGCTTTATAAAACCTTTAACGACGGGATACAGGCCCGCAGCCCGCAATTGCTCAACGCAATGGATCTGATTGGCGCAAAAGTCGTTACCGCAGCGGATGGAACCGCTGATGTTTATAAGACGATGGAAAATCTGGGAAAGGCTTTCTCCAAACTTTCGGCAAACCGGCAAAAAACCTTTGCCGATCAGGCGGGCTTTTCCGAGGCGGATTTACAGCTTTTGCGCTCCGGCACGAAATATAAAGCGCTGCTGGAAAAGGCCGGCAGCTTTGGCCTTGTCGTTGATCCACAGGTAAACAAAGAGCTGATTGATTTAAACCGTTCAACAACCGAGCTGGGCGCGGCATGGGACGGCTTAAAAAACAAGATAGGGCAAAAGTTTGATCATACCCTGTTATCAGGCGGATCGGTAAGTAACGGGATTCAGGGGCTAACGGATTTGCTTCAGAATGGCCCGGACAATATCGCGCTTATGCATGCAACGGACTTTAATAATACGCGTGAAGCCAGCGAAATGCGCGAAGGGTACAAGCACCCGGAATTCATGAAGACGTTGAGCAAGTATGAAAAGTTCATGCTTGATATGGGGCTTATGACCGATGGCTTTGACCGGAAATTTAAAAAAATGTTCGGTTCAAAACTGCCGGGCGACGACAGCCCTGCCCGGACCGGTGGCACTCCCGCAGCGCCTGGACGATCCCGTACGGTAGACCCGGACGCGCTGTCGGTTCGAAATAACAACCCCTGGAATATTCGCTACGCCAATCAGAACAACGCAGGACCGGGCGCAAAGGACTTCGCCCGCTTCGCTACCCCGGAAGATGGCGTAAAAGCGGCAGAGCGCCAGCTGATGCTGTATTACACCGGGAAATCGGCAAACGTCAGCCACCCGCTGCGCACGCTGGAAGAGATTATCAGCACGGCCTCACCCCGGAAGGACCACAACAACACGACAGGGATGATCAACGGGGCCAGCAGCGAACTGAATATCGCCCCGGATGTGCCGTTAAACCTGGCTGACCCGCAAATCCGGTCCCGCGTTCTGGCCGCGCTGTTTAATCAGGAAGGTAATAACCCCTACAGCCCGGAACAAATTCAGAACATCACGCAGCAGGGAAGCCCCTCAATAGTCAGGCCGCCCCTGCCGCCCGCCGGAACACAAACCGGCGGTAACGATCAGGTGATTAAAAATGCCGTCGCAGAGGCGTTAAATCAGAGCGGCGTGAAAATTGAGTTAACGCTCGTCGATTCCAAAACCGGTCAGCGAAAAAGCTTTATCAGCGACGGCGGTTCGAAAGTCGTCAGTGCAATGCCTTTCCCCTGATAACTAACCTATCCCGTAACCCGGCCATGCGCCGGTTTTTTTGTCTCTGGAGTTCAGCAGATGACCATTATCAGTTCTGCGATTTCCAGCGTGCTGGGCAGTTCCGGCGACACATGGAGCTGGCAGGATAATTTACACGCCGCGTCGTTTCGTGGTGTGCCGTTCGCCGTGGTGGATGCGGATGGAACGTTCGGGCGTCGTCAGGCCGTCCATGAATACCCATACCGCGATACGGTGTGGATTGAGGACATGGGCCGCTCAACGCGCCGCATAACGCTCAACGGCTTCATTGTTCAGAGCAGCCAGCTTTACACCGCGTCAGACGTGATGACGCAGCGTAACTCGCTGCTGGCCGCCGCTGAAACATCCGGCCCCGGTACGCTTGTGCATCCGACGCTTGGAGAGTTAACCGTAAGCATCCCGGAAGGGGGGTTACGCATTCACGAAAGCGCCGAAGACGGGCGCATGTTCCGCTTCACGCTGACGGTTATTGAAAGCGGGCTGAAGGTATTTGCGATAACCAGCGCCGCCGATGCCGCCTCTACCGTCAAAACGTCATGGTTCGCGACCGTCACAACGGCAATAACGCGGGCTGTTTCTGAAGTCAAAGCGGAAATGCGCAGCGTATCGCAGGCGGTAAAAACGCTGAAAAGCACCACGGCGTTTTATACAGAGCTGGTCAACAGCACGTTTACCGAAGCGACCAATTTAAGCAACGTCCTGAAAAGCACGTTCGGCAGTACGCGTTACGGCCGGTACAACACCGGCAGCGTTGGCGGCAGCGCGTCGGGTACGTCATCGGGCACGGATAATACGGAAGACACGGACGACTATTCGGCACTGGTGGCAACCAAAATAGCCGAATCTGTCGAAAACGCGGCGGCCATGAGCAGCGCGATAGAAACGCTTCTTGCCAGCAGCGACCTTGCCAGCTACTCAACGAACCTTGAGGCAGTTTATACAGCGATGCTGGACAGCGTAGCCGGTGGCGATGACCTGATTGATTCACTGGGATCCCTGTCGGGATTCAGTGACAGCACCTATCGCCCGGACACGTACGACAGCGCGGTCGCAGGCATTGCCCAAATCCTTATTAACACCCTGACCGCCGCCGCGATGGCCTATGCCGCATCGCTCTACACCCCCACGAACTACGACGAAGCGACGGCACTTTTACGCCGGGTTTCTGACGTGATGGACACGGCCATGTTAAGCGCGGCCGATGCGGGTTACGACGATATTTATGATGCCATGCAGACATTACGCGGCCACATCGTTACCACGCTGGAGACGAACGGGGCCGAGCTGGCCCGAATTAAAACCGTGACGTATGCCCGACCGCTACCGGCGCTGAATATCGCGAACCGGCTTTACCAGGACGCCACCCGCGCCGAATCGCTGGTAAAGATGGCCGATCCTGTTCACCCGGCATTTATGCCAACAAGTTTTAAAGCATTAACCTCATGAATGATGATTTAACCCTCACGATTAACGGCAAAGTGTTATCCGGCTGGGGTTCAGTGCGGGTAACGCGAAGCATTGAACAAATGCCCTCAGATTTTGAACTGTCCCTGATGGATCAGTACCCCGGCAGCGAGGATCTACAGCGCGTTAAGCCGGGTGATGCCTGCGTGTTAAAAATTGGTACGGATACCGTTTTAACAGGGTATGTGGATCGCTGGTCGGCGATGATTTCCAGTTCCCGGCACGGGGTACGCGCTACCGGGAGAAGCAAATGCGAGGATTTGGTTGATTGTTCCGCCGTCTGGAAAAACAACGTGATCAGCGCATCAACGCCGCTACAGATTGCACAGCGTCTGGCCCAGCCCTACGGGATTACCGTATCCAGCGACGTCGACGATCAGACGCCCGTTCCGACGTTTGTCCTTAACTGGGGCGAGTCATCACAGGAAATCATAGACCGCATCTGCCGCTGGGCGGCGCTGCTGTACTACGACAAACCCGACGGAAATTTGTATCTGACCCGCGTCGGCACAAAGCAGGCCGCCAGCGGCGTGAAACAGGGACAAAACATTCAGGCCGCCAGCTTTGATGACCGCATGGATGAACGCTTTTCGGAATATACGGGCGTCTCAATGTCTGTCTCGACGCTCAATGAGATGAGTAACGACGCGGGTTATGAATCCGTTACCCTGGCGAAAGCCAGTGACCCGCAGGCGGCATCGATGCGCTACAGAAATCGCGTGGTGATCGTCGAAAGCACGATGACGGCGCTTAACCAGGCGCAGGCTTGCATTAACTGGGAAATGAACCGGCGATACGGCCGCGCTAAACGGCTGCGCGTGACCGTCGACAGCTGGCGTGACAGCGCCGGAAAGCTTTGGGAACCCAATACGCTCATCCCTATTTCCCTGCCCGTGTTTGGCCTCACGGATGCGGTGTGGCTACTGGGTGAAGTGACCTTCAGCAAAGATGAACAGGGCACCACGGCCGAAATGGTGTTAATGCCGCCCGCCGCGTTCAGCGTCGAGCCTTATCAGTTCTACACAAACCTTCTTGAGTTCAGTCATTAAATGGATATTTCACGCTATTACCGGCAGATAAAAATGATGCTGGGGATCGGGCGCGTAACGGCGGTGACGGACACCGGACTGATTCAGATTGTGCAATGCCGCACCCCGCTGGACGTGATGGACGTTAAGCGCATGGGGGAATTTGGTTTTTCTTCCTCGCCGCCGGTTGGCAGCGATGCGGTTATCGTCAGTCTGGGGGGCGACCGGTCAAGCCCCGTCGTTATCGCGACGAATCACAAATCATCACGGCACACCGGGCTACAGGCCGGGGAAACGGTACTCTATGAGCAGAACGGGGCTTACGTGAAGCTGACGGCCACCGGGGTCGAGGTTGAAGCGAACGGCCAGCCGGTCACGGTTTCCGGTGCGACCACGGTCACAATCAACGCCACCGAAGGCATCGTGATGAACACGCCCACGCTGAAAGTTACGGGTGACATTATCGACAACAGCGGCAGCAACAGCGCGACGCTAAAAGCGTTGCGTGACGCTTACGACAGCCACACCCACAGCGTTACCGGCGTTGAAATGGGTAGCGGCACCGTTACCAGCCAGCAGCCGGGGGAAACCGTCTGATGAGTGACATCAAAACATTCTGGGACGCGGCCACGGGCCAGGGCGACTGGCGGCAGGCCAGCGGCGATCTGGAATCGGGTGACGATCTGCAAACGTCGATTTATATCAGCCTTTTCACCGACCGGCAGGCCCGCGCTGATGACAGCTACGACGGCGACGACCGCCGGGGATGGTGGGGGGATTCGGGCGCGGATTATGAAATCGGCTCGCGTATCTGGCTGCTGAAGCGTCAGAAGCTGACAACCGCAGTCGCAAACAGCGCCGTGAGTTATGCAAAAGAGGCGCTGCAATGGCTGATTGATGATGGCGTTGTCGCCAGCATTACAGCCACCACGCAAATCGTCTACCCCAGCCGCCTCTACATGACGATCACCTATCAAGAGCCGGGAAAAACGGCCAGTTCAGCGAAATATAATTGGGTTTGGGAGTAACAGGGAATGCCTTACAGCAGGCCGACGCTAACGGAATTACGCGCACGAAATCAAAACTTTATCACGACCGGCCTGGAAAAAATCGGCGGCTTGCTTCGCTTTTCAAATATGCGGGTTATGGGCGATGTCAGCGCCGGGATGAGCCACCTGCATTACGGCTTTCTGGACTGGATAGCAAAGCAGTCGAACCCCTATACGGCAACGGATGAATACCTTGCCGCCTGGGCGGCGCTGGTCAGCGTCTACCGAAAATCAGCGACAGCCGCCGCAGGTACAGCCGTGACGTTCACCGGCACCGCAGGGAGCATTATTCCGGCCGCATCCGTGCTTAACCGTACTGACGGCTATCAGTATACCGTAGACAGTGAAATCACGATTGGGACCACCGGCACAGCGACCGGCACAGTAACCGCCGTTCTGCCGGATGCCAGCAGCGATTCAACCGGCGGCGGCGCTGACGGTAACGCGGATGCAGGCACCGTGCTGACGTTTGACGTGTCCATAAGCGGCGTCAGTTCGACAGTTACCCTGACCAGCGCGATCACCGGCGGCGCTGACATTGAAGAGGAGGAGGTTTTCCGGTCCCGGATGCTTTCCGCGTATCAGGAAACGCCGCAGGGTGGCAGCGACGCAGACTATAAAAAATGGGCGCTGGCCGTGGCGGGCGTAACCCGTGTATGGGTTACGAGGCGGCTGATGGGCGCGGGAACGGTCGGGGTTTATATCATGCTCGACGGTGACGACGATTCGAACAACAACGGCTTTCCCACCGGCACCGACGGGCTGTCATCCTCTGAAAAAGGCTACAGCAGCGGCTTTGCCACCGGCGATCAGCTTACCGTTGCAAACGCTATTTACAGCCTTCAGCCCGCAACGGCGCTGGTTTATGTCTGTTCCCCTGTTAAGACGGCGGTTGATTTCACCATATCCGGCCTTTCAGCGGCAGACAGCAGCATTAAAACCGCAATCAGCACGGCGCTGGATACCGTATTTTTTACCAGCGGCGAGCCGGGCGGCACAATCTATCTTTCCGACATTATGACCGCTATTGCAGGCATTGACGGCACGACCGGATTTCTTATCACCAGCCCCACAACAAACATCGTCATGAATACCGGCGGGATGCCGGTACTTGGAACAGTAACTTACACATGAGTAAATTCACGCAGGAAGAATACGCCAGCGCATTGCAGGCGCTGATGCCTGTCGGGGCTGTCTGGCCGCGAGACAGTGACAGCGTACAGGCGGCGGTTCTTTCTGCGATGGCCGCCGAGCTGGTCGAAAGTGACACGGACGCGCAGTCCCTGCTTACCGGGGCTTTTCCGGCCACGGCCACGACGATGTTGTCGGAATGGGAATCCGCGCTGGGCCTGCCTGACGACTGCGCCATCGGGGAAACGGATACAATTTCGCTGCGTCAGAACGCCGTTATCACGAAGCTGACCGCAACCGGCGGCCAGTCTGTTGCTTACCTCACTGCCCAGGCGAAAGCGCTGGGCTATGACGTGACGGTCACGCAGTACAGACAAGCACGGGCGGGACTGACGGCCGCAGGCAGCCCGCTGAACGGCGAGGAATGGCCTTATGTGGTCCTGATAACCGCACCGGAAACGACGGTAACTTATGCCAGTTGCGGCGCGACGTATGCAGGCGATCCGCTCAGGTCATGGGGTAACAAGCTGCTGGAATGCCGGTTAAAGGCGATTGCGCCATCACATATCATTTTGAAATTCGCATACGACGATTCAACGGATTATTCGGACGGGCCGTATGAGGCAACGTCAGATTTCGCTTCAATGTTTGATATCGCTATGGGTTATCTCCCGCGTAAAACGTCATAAAAAACAAAAATAATTAAATAAAACTTAAAGGAAATAAATGTCACGCTTTAGTACGGAAAACTCAAGCCCTTCAACGTCCATGATGGATATCAGCGATAACGCTCAGGTATTTGATGAATTTATTAACCTGGGTGAGGATGGAGAAACAACAGACCGATTTGGTCAGACGTTACACTCTGCAAGAAAACAAATTAAGACAATTGCCGCTGACGCGGTAGCCAATATCAAATGGCAGCAGCTGGGAGAATGGGCGGCAGGGGTGATATTGACTAACGCCGCACAAATTATTCGCTATGACGGTGACTGGTATCGCTATAAGGGAACCTTTGACCACACCACCAGCGGAGATTCACCGGGCGATGATGGCGGCGTGTGGTCATTAACAAACACGGACGGTCTCTGGATTAATATCGGCGACGCTGCGCTACGGCAGGAAATATCATCCACGGATGGTTATAAACACGTCGGGCAGTGTACCGATTATGCCACGCTTAAATTAATCACGCCGGAAGAGGAAGGACAGCGGGTACTGTTAAAAGAATATACCGCTGGCACGGGCCACGGCGGGGGTGAATTTAAAGCGGTAGCGGGGACAGCAACGGAAGATAACGGGATACACTGCGTTGTCAGTGATTCATGGTACTGGCAACGCATCGGCGATCCAATGCGGTTTGACGTTACCGCATTCGGGGCCGTGCCGGATGGCGTGACTGATTGTGCCACCGCCGTTTCCTATATGGCTGCATGGAGCTTTGCACAAAGCAGCCAGACGAACACGCAGTTTACCCGAATCGGCGTTAAATTCCCGGCGGGCAACTTCGCTATTTCCAGCTGGGCCTATACTGATTACGTCAGCTATTTCAGAATGAGCGGAGCGCTGGCGGCATTTGGTTATTTTGCCGGGACAAAGCTTATTCTCATTGGCGATGCGAATTCATGGGCAATAACGGTACAGGCCCGCTGGTGTGAGTTCACCGGGATTGATGTTTACGGCCAGTACGATAAAGATTCCGTCGTTCGTCACTTCTTTAAAAATACCGTTGTGGGCGGCGCTTACTTCCATGCGCATTTGTGGCATGCAACTTATATGGGCGGCAAATGCTTTTTCCTGTATGACACGCTGGACACTAAATTTTCTGAGTTTTATACAAACTACACTTACGATAACGTCATTTGTGCGATCATGTCCGGGACGTCTTCCGGTTCATGGGACCACACGACCGCTATCGAATTATGTAACTTTAATATCCAGTATCATTCAGGCACGAGCGCTGATGCCTGCGCGTTATATCTGCCGCGCTCCACGCAGTCCCTGATTAGTAACGGCTGGATTGAGCATTCCACTTACCCTGGTAATATTTCCGAGGGACAATGGAAAATTGACTGTCTTAGCCTGGAATCCAACAGCTATCCGCTCTATGCCCAGTACGCCCGCATTGTTGAAACCGGGACGAACGTTAACGGCAGCAACGGCTTTGATTATGATAATGGCGCAGTCGGGGCGCTGAACGGCGTAGCCCAACCCTCATGGGCCGTGAGCGCTTATGAGATGGGCCGCGCCAAGCTGATGAGTCATGGCTTTGAGATGCGCGGAAGCCTCGCTTATCAATACCGGAACTCCATGTACCGGCTGACGAACATGTCAGGCTCAACGAACTGGTTTAACGTCGGGACATTCGTTTTACCTACGACCGGCGCGTCGTGTCAGATCCGCTTAGTCGGGACGCGTGGTTTTGATTCGGCCTCTGCCTCGCCGAATATGATCGGGACCACTTACGGCGGTGGCGAAGCAACCATTTTAATTCAGGATAAAAACGACACGACAAAAAGTTCCGTTACCTGGTACGGTGAAGAAGCCACGCCGATTACGAAAGTAAAATATGTGCAGGTCAGTAAAAACACCGTCACGATCTATGTATTAATGGGCGCTTATACCTATGCGGCTGGCGTTATGGTCGATACGGATTCAACCAGCCGTTTTCAGGCGGGACAACATTTTTACTGGACGCCTTCACTGGCCGTTGTGTCAGATATTACCGCCGTCGACAGTATTCAGGATGCTATTTCCACCAAAAGCTTTAATAACGGTACTTACGGCTTTGGCATGGAATTAGATACGGGTATTTTGTCCGTAACCTCTTCCCTTGTTTATGCTGGCGGTCAGAACTATCTACAGATTAAAAATAACGGCACGTTATATTATCTGCCATTATTCACAACGTCGGGATCGCTGGGCTTGCCGATTTACGCAAAAGCTGATTTGCCCGCCGCGTCAGGAAGAAAAGGCCATGAAGTTTTTGTAACGGATACGGCTAAAACACCGGCTTTACAGAAAGTTCAAAGTGACGGTACAAACTGGGTTTACGCCATTGACCCGACAACTACAGTTTCATAATTAAAAGAAAATATAAATGACAATTACCAGAACCACCACAACCTCTACGGCCGTTAGTTATCCTGAGCTGGGTGTAACAGCAACCTCAACGACAGCGGAAGTAACTATCAGCTACGACGTGGCAGGGATTATTTTCAACGGCGTACGGGTAACGGCAACTTATACCGTCACTGTTGGCGGCGTTGCATTAACCGAGCCTTTCAGGCTTGAGTTCGCTTATTCCGGGTCTGGTAATCCACTGGATCAGGCAGAAACGGAATTACAAAGCTATTTTGACACGCTGGACGCAACCGCGACAGAAAGCACGACCACCAGCTAATAAAACCCCTGCTTGTTTCAGCGTTTAATGAAAATTAAAGGTCGTTAATTTACGGCCTTGTTTATTATAAGAGTATTATGAAAAAGATTAGTGCAATTACCGAAACGGCCACCAGCACCGGCGAATTTACTGATGGCAGCGTTGCCAGCGGCGTTTCACCAACTATTTTATCAGCCGCATGGTTTAATACCATTCAGCGGGAACTGGTGGCGGTTGTTGAAGGGGCAGGACTGACGTTAGATTCCGCAAATGATAATCAGATTCTGGCCGCGCTGAATGCGTTATATGAGGCAAAGGGAAGCCTGTTGCCGCTGGCCGGTGGGATCATGACGGGCGAAATTCAAAGTAAGTCGGGAAATGCCCTGAGATTTATTTCAGGGGACTACGGATTTATTACGCGCTTTGACGGCGCAAATTATTACCTGATGATGACCGCTAAAGACGATCAGTCTGGAACCTGGAATGATTTACGTCCGCTGTCTATCAATGCTGTTACCGGTACAGTTACGTTAAGCAATACGGCTGTTGAGGGTGCGCTTGAAGCAACCGGAAATATTACGCTTGGCGGCTCGTTATCAGCCGCTGGCAACGTTTACAGCGGTTCGGCGTTTATCACCACAGACGGCAACACCTACGGCACTTTGTGGGGTGGCTATCTCAATAACTGGCTTAATGCCAACTTTGTTACGTCCGTACGTCTGGGAAGCGTTGGAACGACCACCGTCACCAGCTCCGGCTATTCCGGCGTGCCGGATGGCTGGGTAATGGTTGACTGGTTAACTGAGGGTTCAAGCCCCGGCGGTGACACGATCAAGTGTCGTCCACTTCAATATTGTATTAACGGATCATGGTATACGGCAGGAGTCGCATAATGGAAAATTTAGGCCCGTTCACTTTATACACGCCCGTCGCCCCGGCTTATGATGAAAACGCCTCACTGGATGACGCCACCCGCCAGCAGGCGCTGAAAATTGAAACGCTGCTGAAAAACGGCATTGCGTTTCTTCAGACGGATTCAGAAAATGACTGGTACGACAGCCAGGCGCAGTTTTCCAGCGATACGCTAAAGGTCGTCTATGACGCATCCGGCATTATCTGTTCAAGTGATTCTGACGCGTCCAGGCTCTGGCCGCTCAATCTGTCCGTGGCAGAAATCGCCACCGCTGACGTGCCGGACGGGTTCGCGGTTAATCGCAAATGGATGTACTCAGACGGCAGCATTATTGCGCGTGTCTATACCAGTGCAGAACTGTTAGCGCAGGCGGAGAACACCCGAACGGATTTAATTTCATCCGCCCGTGAGACAATGAACGAGTGGCAAAACGATCTTGCCCTGGGGGATATCAGCGATTCGGATAAGGCGTTGCTGACAACCTGGAATACTTACGTGAAAGCGCTGAAGGCGCTGGATTTATCGACCGCGCCCGATATTACATGGCCTGACGTGCCGTCAGCGACAACCACAACCACTACAGACAGCAACGAAACCACTACAGAGAGTGACGCCACCAGCACAACCACATAAACCGGGTTGACTTAATGCCTTGCAATGATTAAAGTTTGTACCACTGCCGAACAGGCAGCTTAGTAAAATATCAACCTCCCACGTTCTTTAACTGCCGTACAGGCAGCTCAGGAGTTTGTAATAAGCATCTACATGTAGTGCCGTTAACTGCCGTACAGGCAGCTCAGAAGTTTGTAATAAGCATTTACATGTAGTGCCGTTAACTGCCGTACAGGCAGTAAAGGGAGAGCGCCGAAAGTTTGAGGCGCCCTGCCAGAAATGATATATTGCTGTGATTAACGTGTTCTCCTGTCGTTAGTAGACCGTTAAGCCCTTACAGCTGGCGTGCTGTAAGGGCATCTTCACTACCTACCCATCGACTTTTCCAGTTTTTCGAACAATTTATTTACCTCTTTCCCATCCCCCGGATTTTCCGATGCAGCAAGCACAAACTCAATTCGCTTTATCAGTTCAGGCGAGACTCCTTTAAGCATAAATTCCACACTATCCCCTTTATACTTTGCAGTAATCCCGCTCCCGAAATTTCTGACCGTAACAGCCGTTTTCTCTTTCTGCTCAGAGACTCCTTTCAAAGCCTTCAGAATAACGTCTGTTTCCAGATCCTCCCCGGCATCCTTGAATAATTGTAATTCAGCAACACGTTCCATCATTTTTTCACTGTTCGCTTTGTATACCTTGCTTAATTCTTCACCGGAACGGGCTGAAAGTTCGGACGGATTAGAAAAAAGCTTAATAACATCAATGGGCAATTCAGCCGTTGCTACGCAGCGGATCACAACACGACGCGCGATATGCTCGCGCTCAGACATTGATTTAAGGCTCCCACCGTAAACCTGTTCAATGAGTCGCTGATAGCGCCTGCCACGTTCATAAGCACTTGTAGGCCGGTAATCATTACCTACTTCAGACAATGCCGACATTTGGTCATCGTCTAAGTCACCCACCAATACGCGATATTCACATTGAGTAATGATGGCCGCTTTTCTGCGCCGACTTCCGTCAGCGATCTCAATAATGCCGTTTACCTCACGCCCGAACGCCGGGAACTGTTGGCCGTCGATTCTGAACGTCGTTAACAGGTCGTCTAAAGACGTTTCGTTAAGCAGCTCCTGTAAGCGTTCGTTCTGGCCCCATACCATCGTTTTTCGCTCTACATGTTCAGCAGGCAGGGTGCGAAGGGTAAACTTAACCGGCTGGCCCCGAACATCCAGCGTTACTGTATTGCCGGTCATGTTTTTCACTGATTCTCTGAGCGTGTTAACGATTGGCGCGGGTGAATTCTGAGGCGCTGCCTGTTTAACCTTTTCCATATCAATTTTAGGGAAATTTCCCATTCCGCCGCGCTTCATTCTTCATCCCCTTTAGTCCAACGTGGTTTTATTAAGTTGTTGTAAATTTCATCACAAACAGGCTCCCAAATTTTAATGGCATTTTGCCAAGCCATTCGTGTTGATCGCTGATTAGCTGCCTGCTCAAACACAGTTCTCATACGTGTTTGTCCCTTGCCCACTTCATCAGTCATTCGTACCACTTCTTTCAACACCATTTCTTCAAGGGCGTTGCGGATCTGAGCATCCATGTACTCTGACTGGCTGCCACTCTGATTGCTGTATTTAGTGATTAATACACGAACATCAGGCTCAAAACCGTTTAAATCCACAAAAGTAAGCAGATCCCGAAGCATGGTAAAAAACTGGTAAACAGAGAAATAATCATTAAGTTCCGCAGGTGTGGGAACGACAATCACATCAGCAGCGCAGATTACGTTAGATGTACCAAGTCCCAGATGGGGAGCACTGTCTATTACCACTACGTCGTAATCGTCCCAAACTGTTTCTATCGCAGCCCTTAACAGCAGGTGCGGAGCGGTTGGAAGTCGCCCAGCATGATGTAAAGGCATCACCTCGCTTTCAATACGATGGATGGCCAGGCAAGACGGGATAATGTCCAGGTTAGGCCAGCATGTTGGCTTAATTGCATAATATGCGTCTGATTTATCACCTAAATAAAACGGTAGTAATGTGTCGTCTGCATGGATATGTAGGTCAGGGATATAGCCATGATAAACTGACGCTGTAGCTTGCGGATCGTTCGCATCAATCAGCAGTACCCGCAAGCCTATCAACGCTAACTTTTGGGCCAGATGCACAGAAGTAGACGTTTTAAATGCCCCACCTTTATGAGAAGCCACGCTAACAACCACTGGATCCTCCCCTTCTGGCCTGCGTGGCTGTGTGCCAAAAACTTCCCGCATGTAGTTTATCTGCTGAATCGTGTAGCCGTCGCGCTGCTCTATGCGGCCTTTAATAATCATATCCGGCACCGGTAGGCGGCCATCTTCTTCAGCGTTACGGATAGTCGGGACGCTAACACCTACCATTTGCGCAACTTCATGTATTCCCCAACGTCGCGTAATGGCTCTGGCGTCCGGTGAGTCACTGCCAAAGCAAGCCTCCGCAATTTGCTTAGTCATTGCCTGGCTACGTGCAATGCATGAATCTAACTTCTGTAAAAGTCCCATTATAACTCCTGTAATTTTGCGTGTTTTCATTAAAACAGCGTGAAACATGCAAAGCAAGATGTTTTCATTTAGATATCAACCGCTTTCTAACGCGAGCAATATAACCTTTTACTAAACACCTGCTTTCTTGATATCACACTTTTTTCATAAGTATGAGTTAGGTAACAACACTAACTTAATGTTTTTATTGACATTTAACTAAAGCACACTTGGGTAACAGGTGCAAAGTTACATGCACAAAAATAAATCAACGTAACAACACTTCTACATACCCCCATAACTCAAAGTTCAAAGTAACCAATTCACAAGACATAGATATAAATCCTCCCTATCGCTCGATTCGATTAACATACTACATCGTAACCAAAACACAAGACAAGAACTTTATAACATCGTCACATAGTATCATGACGTTTTCGATCACCAATAGTTAAATATACGCGCGTATATTTAAGTATTGGTGACTGTTAAGGTAACATAATCACATGTCA